GTCATGGAAGGAGAAATCTTTCTAGATTATAGCGTGACCGGGGACGATGTGGTGATTTGAGACGCCGCAGTGGCCGCCCAATACCGACATCTTATAACAGTTGCTTTGCGGATGCGAATCTCACTCCACAAGAGTATTATCTCTGTGGGTGCGGCTGAGTATACCAAGATGATTGTTATAGGAGGTGAGCGAGTCTCGCCCTTACCGTGATCCTTATTGCTCAATTTGCGTGATAATGTCTGTTACCTACCGACCCTTTTGAGGGACCTTCACCAGCGTTACAATTATCGCGAGGCAGATCTACATATGCTCCTGAAACTGGTGTCTCCGAAGAAATGAAGAGACGCCATTAGTATTTTGTTATATGCAGACACGGCCAAACTTGGTTGTCCTGCTGTCGAGTCGGACCTCCGTATATTAGAGGAGGGTGGAACCCCTAATCCCAGAGGGGAGAGGTTCTATAATGATCTTCTTGCTCACAGGGCCTGATGAAGGCCTGATGAACAGGAAAGCCTTTCCATTCGCTTCAGTTTAGTAATTGAGGCAGTGAGAGAGGTCTTTAAGGGGATACCGGCCCTTCGCGTTGGAAAACGCGATGAGGGGTACTGACTGTATTTGGTCAACACTTATGGTGGTGAGCCCCTTGGGGTGAAACAGACCCAGCCCACCGCGAGGCAATCGCTGCACTTGGCAGGATTTGCCGCGGCTGTTGGCCGATTTGGTAAGGGCCCGAACGCAACGTTCGGGAAAGTCATGGACAAGATACAAGGGCAACCGAAGTGCTTAACCCCTGTTTCACAGGCCATTATGTCCCTAAGGGACAGGTGGCTCACGTTCAGTGGAGGAATATCGGACCCGAGTACCGCCTTGAATATGCGGTTGGGGTCAGTTAATTTTGATCCCGTTAAAGCCCGTGAGTTGATTCGCACTCTCTTACCGTTCGATGCCTTGATGGACATCGGAAAGGAGGTGAGACGCTATAAGAAAAGCGAGAGGGTCGACTTGATTATACAGTCAGCCCTTAAACGCCTTTCCAGGCGATCTGGCGTGCGTTGGGCTACGAAGCCCCAACCAGATTTAGTGTTAAAAGTAAGGTGGTAAAACATACCACCCCAGGTACCTACGATCGCGTAGGGAGAATATGACGGGTCATACCCTGATTCGACCCCCTGGTCTCTGGCAGAGTAGTTTAATGGTCGTGCTCCACGACCTCCATAGTAATATGGATCACTCTACGGTGAGTGATGGGTCCCCCCCTAAAGTGGGACCGACAAG